GATTAGGCCTGGGACGCCGGTCCCAGCGGCAGTGTCGCGACCACGACAGTGCCGCCGCCGGGCGCCGCCTGTGCCGCCGCGCTGCCGCCCAGCTCGGTGGCGCGCTCCCGGATCGAGTTCAGACCGACACCGGCACGGTACCCTCACCGAGCTTGCTGGTGATCCAGTCCCAGGCCGTGGAGGTGGCGGCGGCGATCTCGTCCCACTTGACGATGATCAGCACGATCACGGCGATCAGGGCGATGATGCCGAGGATGATCCACGTCACCGGGTTCGCCAGCATCGCCGCGTTCACCGCCCATGTGGCGATCGCGAAAATGCCCATGGCGACGGCCAGCCCGAGGACCAGCGGGACCAGAATCTTCATCAGGCCGGGGTGTTCCTGCATGAACTGGTTGACAGTCTCCAGCGCCGGGGCCAATAGCTCGCCCAGGGTGCTGCTGATCTGCCGCCAGGTGGCCTCCAGGCTCTTGGACTCCTCGACCGAGTCGGTGAGGCTCGCCGCCGAGCCTGCCGCCTGATCGAGGCCGGCCGCGGCGTCCGCCCCGGTGGCCTTCAGGTTCAGCAGGCTGTTGCCCATGTCTTCACCGGGACCGCCGAAAAGCGCGGCCTGCAGGGCAGTGCGCTCGGTCTGGTCCTCGATGCCCCTCAGGGCAGTGGTCACCTGGTCGAAAGCCTCGGTGCCCTGCCCTGTGTTCATCAAGGTCTGGATCTCCCTGACGTCGAGACCCAGTTCCTCGAGCGGTCCCTTCACCGCGTCGGTGTCCGCCATCAGGAGGGTGAACTCCTTCAGCGCGTCGCCCATCTTGTCGAGCTCGAAGGTGGGGTTTTTCGCCGCCTCGGTCAGCAGGCCCATCATCTCCGGGCCGGTGAAACCGAGCTGGTCGAAGAACTCCCCGTACTCCCGGGTGAGCGTCGGGAGTTCCTCCTGCATCGCGGGCGGCAGCTTCCGTGCCGTCGCGGTGAGCAGGTCCAGCGCCTCCGTGCCGTCCTTCGCCAGACCGGTCTTCAGCAGGGTGCCCATGGCCTGCGTGGACTCGTTCACGTCGAAGTTGAACGTGTCCGCGAGAGCCAGCGCGGACTTGGTCATCTGGGCAAGTTCCGCGTCGGTCGCCTTGCCCATGCCGCCGATGTTCGCGGTCACCCCCGCCAGGGCCTCGTTCACGCCACCGATCGAGTCGGAGAACCCTGCGTTGAACACGTCACCGGCCACGGTTCCCGCCCGCTCCGACTCCGCTTCCGTGAGCCCCAGCTGGTTCGCCAGCTTGTTGTTCGCCGCGGTCGCGTCCATCGCTGCTGTCAGCCCGGACACGAACAGGGCACCGACGGCTGCACCAGCGGCGGCCGCTGCGATGCCCCGGAAACTCCCCTCCACGTCGGCCGCGGCCTGCTCCGCCCCCTGCGCGGCCTGGTCGGCCGACGCCCCGACCTCCCCCATGGCTGCGGCTGCGGCATCGGCGGCGCCCGCGACGTCGCGGGCAGCCTGGTCGGCGGCGTCCCCGATACCGGCGAGGGACCGCTCTACGTCGTCGGCAGCCCCGGCGGTGCCGCCGGTCAGGTCGTCGGTGGACACCCCGATGTCCACCAGGAGCTCAGACAGGGTCGTCACCGGTGCTCACCTCCGAGTCGTGTGGTCGGTGCCGCCCAGTGCCGCGGTCACGGTCCGGACGGTCGCGAGCATCTGCTGCACGTCGGGCTCCCGGGCCTGGTCCCACTCCGGGATGAAGTCGCCCGGTTTCGCCTTGCGGCCCTTCGCGGCCGCCGTGTTGGCCAGGACCGCGGTGTGGATGCCGTGCAGGACATCGGCCCGCCGGGGCCCGAGCGGGCCGGTGACCTGCTCGTAGGCCATCCACTCGGTCAGCTCGTCCGAATCGATGTCGGCGAGCATGTGCCGCACCGACCGTGCCCCGAGATGACCTGCTAGCCGGTGGTAGAACTCTCGCTCGGGGTCGGCTCGGATTTTCCCGCCGCGTCCTCTACCGCCTTGTCGCTCAGCCCCGAGACGCGCTTGGCAACGTCGACCAGGCGCTCGAGGACGGCGCCGTTCTTCGCACCGAGGGCCGTCACCTGCTTGTCGGTCACGTACAGGCGGCGGAAGTCCTCGCCGACGATGCACTTGGACAGCAGCCGGGCGTACTGGTTGGAGAGGTCGACGCCCTGCGGCTTGCCGTTGCTGCCGAGGACGACCATCTGCTTCTGGTAGGCGTTGCGGTCGGTGCCGGACATGGACGCGATCCGGACCGTGCCACCCCACTCGGGGACGTCCACGTCCTCCCACCGGCGGTCATCGGCCGCGCTGATCTCGTCGGGTGTGAGCAGTGCCATGGTGAGGATTCCGTTCAGGAGATGGTGGGCTTGCCGGACACCTTGTAGGTGATCGACGCGGTGAGCTTGTCGTCGAACGGGGCGGACGGCTCGAAGCCCGTCATCACCGCGGCGAACGCCCACGTGACGGGCGGGGTGGTGGGGAACGTCAGCTGGTAGTTGCCCGGGTCCTCCTCGATGAGGTCGGCGACCAGGAGGTCGTGGACGGCCGGGTCGTAGTTGACGTCGATCGTCACCTCCCCGGGGTCGACCAGGCTCCCGACGAACTCGCGGTGCTTGTCCGGGCTGTCGTGGGCGCTGACATCGACGGTTTCCCGGGACAGGCCCGGACCGCTGATGTTGGTGGCGTTGGCGATGGCGGTGAAAACCTCGGGTTCCGCACCGTCACCCCGCTTGAGCTGGGTGCCGAAGCCGCTGATGCCGGGCATGGGTGCCTCCAGGGCGTGAAGGAGCCCCGGGCCGGTGGCACGGGGCTGAAGGGGTCAGACGGGTTTCTCTGTGACGATCCGGTGCCTGAGCACCAGGTGCCGGACGTCGCCCGGCGGCTCGGGATCGGTGAGCGTCTGGGAGAACTCGAAGCGGATCGCGACCAGGTCGTATCCGGGGATGGTGAGCCGCTGGTGATCCAGCAGCACACCGATGCGGCTGCCGATCCTCAGGACCCGCGAGTAGCCGCGGTACTTGTCCCAGACGTGCAGGGTGGGCACCGTCTCCCACCCGTACCGGTCCTGGCTGTTGCGGGGGATCTCGGTGGCCTCACCGATGACGATGTACGGGTAGACGGCCGTCTCGGGCACGTAGTCGTAGACGCCGGTGACCAGGCCCATCAGCGCCGCGTCGCCGGTCATGGCCGCGAACATGGCCGTCTGGATCGGCAGGAGCGGAGACTGTGCGCTCATCGCAGGATCCTTTCGACCTCGGCCCGAAGCCGTGCCTCGAACCGTGTGCGCTCCACCTCGAGGGCGGGCCCGAGCGCCGGTTGTGCGGGGATGCTCTTCGTGCCGAGCTCCTGCGCGACGGCATACCAGTCGGCCCGGTCCTTCCAACCGACCTGGGCTTTCAGGTGATCGCTGGAGTAGTGGATGGCGACCTTGTCCCGCAGGTTGCCGGTCTTCACCCGCACGTTCTGCCTGGTCTCGTCCCGGACCGCCTCGGACGACGCCTCGACCGCACGCTTCGACGCCTCGCGCAGCTGCGGCTCCAGCTCCGCCAGCCGCTCGCGCAGCTGCTCCAGGCCGACGATGCGGAACCGGGCGCCGCCGCGTCCCCTCCTGCGAGCCATCAGCGCCGCTTCTCCAGGCCCCGGCGGATGTCCGCCAGCTCCCCAGCCACGGCCAGCACCGCCCACAGGAGGCGATCGGCGCCCGGCAGAGTGGAGTCCTCGGCCCGCTGCCGGCACTCCAGCGGCTCGGTGGGCAGCGGTGCGCGTGCCGGTGTTTCGTCCGCCATGTCAGGCCCCTCTCTGGGTCAGCTCGGCCTCGGCCTTGCGGTAGACGGGCGCAGACGGTTCCACGACGTACCCGACGTGGAACACCTGACCGTCACCACGCAGCTCGTCGCCGCGCTGCACGTCGGCGTCCGGCAGGAGGTAGATGTCGTGGGTGTGCGCGGCCCCGGCCTGCTGGGCCAGCAGGCGGTCACTGGCGCTCGGTTGGTCGACCTTCGCCGCGACGTCGGCCAGGCGGACGAGGGTGGTCTCCTCGCCGCCTGCCCCGTCCGGCACGGTCGTCGTCCGCCACACCTCAAGAACTCGGTTCAGCAGGTGCGTGATGTCCACGGCTCACCTGCTCTCGGGCCCGCGGCCGTAGGGGGCAAGGATTCGCAGCTCGTAATCGCTGAGCGCCTCGCCCGTGCGCTCCTTGTCGTAGGTCACCGACCGGTCACCCAGCGACTCGGCAGACAGCCCGGTACTGGGCCGCACCCAGGCCCGGCCGGCCACCTGGAGACAGACCTGATGCAGCGGCGCGGGAAGCACCGCGTACCCGTGGTCACACATGACGGTGATCGCCGCGTCCAGCGGCCAGCAACCGCCGACCCGGGTCAGGATGCCGTACCGATTCCACCGGTACTCGGTGCTGATGAGCGGGGCGTGCCCGTCGATCGTCACCGAGGCGACCGCCGTGACCGGCCGCTCCGGCAGGAGGATGACCCGGCGCCCGTTGCCGACCAGGTCGACGACGTCACCGGCCACCGCGTCGATGGTCTGCTGGAGCTCGGCGCGGATGGTGGTCTCGGCTGCCGCGATCTTCTCGGCGGCCTGCTCCGTGTTGATGGCTGCCAGACGCAGGTGGAGCCGTAGCTCCTCCGGTGTGGCCCACGGCTCTGCCACGGCTCCACCTCCCTCGGTCAGTTGTCGCCGGACGAGCCGTCGTCCTCATCGCCTGCCGGGCCCGCGTCACCAGCCGCCTTCTTTGCCGCGTTGCGCGGGGGGTTGCGGGTCGCCTGCTGGCGGCCGCCCTTCCCGTTGCTGGAGCGCTTGGCGTTGTAGGGCTCGGCGTGCCCGGCCGCGATCCACGCCGCGGCCAGCTCCTCGTCGACCTCCGGGGTCTGGTCGTGGGTGTAGCGGCGGCCGGCCCCGTCGGCGACGGACGTCACGGAGGTGATCCTGATGCGCCTCATCACGCGGCCGCCATGGTGAGGATCCGCAGGGCCTGCGGGCGGATGACATCGCCGCCCACGCGCTTGCGGATCTTCCAGCCGATCATGCCGTCCTCGGCGTACAGCTCCGTGAGCACCTTGACCGTCATGCCCTGCCGGTCGTAGATCCGGTAGCCCGCGTTGAAGTCACCGAACGCGGCCACCCGGGCGGACGCGCCGATCGCGGCCATGTCCTCCTGGTTCTCGACCGCGTACCCGAACAGGCTGTTGGGCCGTCCGGCCTGCGCGTTGGGCTGCCAGATGTACTGGTTGTTCCCGTCCTTCAGCAGGCCGATCGCCAGCTCCGTGCCGGACGGAATGACGAACCGCCCGTTGCGCCGGTACTGCGCCGGGGTGGCGTAGATCAGCTTCTTCAGGTCGTCCGTCGTGATCGCGGCCGCGCCTGCCGCGGCAACGGTGGGCACGCCACCGCCCGCGGTCATGAAGCCCACCGGCTGGTAGGCCGCGTGCCCGGTGCCGACGGTGAACCCGGTGTCCTCCGCCTCCGCGCAGGCCCGCGCGAACGAGTCGCGGATGAACGCCTCGATGTTCACATCGGAGTCGTCCAGCTCGTCCTCGCCGACCTTGGCCAGACCGTAGAGGTCCTCGATGTAGGTGTACTCGTCCGTCGGGGTGTCCGGCATCGAGTCGGTCAGGGTCTGCTCTGCCGTCTCCAGCTTGCCCCAGCCCACAGCCACCTCGGCCAGCGAACGCCGGCGCACCCGGTTGGTGGTCACGGACCGCTGCGAGGCGATGCCGCGCATGATGGTCAGGTCCGGCAGGGTCCGGTTGATCTCGGTCTCCAGGTCCTCGGGGACGAGGATCTCACCGGCTGTGTTCTCGACGAGGGCGCGCTGCTCCGGGGCCATGCGCGGCAGGCCGCGGCGCAGGGCCTGGAAGAACGCGCTTCGGCGCTCCTGGGCGCGCTGCTCGCCGGTGCCGCGGCCGCCGTCGTCGGGCCGGTTGCGGCCGCGCTGGATCGGCTCGGCCATCTCAGCCGCGCGCTGCTCCTCGGCTTCGATGCGCTCGATGCGCGCGGTCAGGCTCCTGTAGTCCTGCTCGTGCCGGTCGTAGGACTGGTTCTCCTCGCCGCTCAGTCCGCGGTTCTCCGACTCAGCACAATCGCTGATGGCCCGCATCGACTCGACGATGCCGGCCCGCTGCTGGCGCAGCTCCACGCTGGTGGGCATGGGGTTCTCCTCATGATGGATGGGATGGTGCGTCCCGGGCCGGTCGGCCGGGAAGTTCAGAGGCTGGCGAGCATCTCCAGCTCGCGCAGCCGGTGGCGGGCCCGCTCGTGCGGGTACGCCTGCGGGCCCGGGGCCGAGCGGTCCGCGGCCTCCAGCAGCGCGCCGAGCGCCTCGTGGGCGTCGGCGACCAGCTGCCGGTTCGAGGCCGAGAGGACCTTGCCCGCGCGGACCTCGGCCAGGGCCCGGGTCACGGCCTCCGGCTCCGGGGCAGCCTCCTGCCCGGTGTGGCGCGCGGCCGCGGACCGGAGCTCGGCCGACGTCGCGGCGAACGCCGGGTACGTCACCACGGACACGTCGCCGCCGTCGAGGTCGATGCCGAACACTTCGTGGGTGTTCCCGGCCCACCCGTCGGCGGTGACCCAGAACCCGAACGACATCTGCGTGATGTCCCCGCGCTCCA